GCATTTCTAGCCGAAGGTGGTACAACTCTAATTACTTTTAGATTATTACCGTAAGATAGAAAATTAGCTGCTGTAAAGAATGAAACGTATGTGTTACCGTCAGGTTTACCAAAAGTTGAATACAAATTCTTTTCAGAATCTATAATTCTTACTTCATCCACCGGGCCCCAGGCAAAATGTCCTACAAAACCACCGGCAGTTGTGGAAACACTAGGAACACTAAGTGTGTCATCTCTCTCAGTAACTAGTACGCCCGGCGAAAGTTGAAATGCCATCTTAATCTCCTAAAGATTTTTAAAGTCGTATAACAACTTAATTACTATTTATTTATAAATATGGGAGATTAGACATTCTCAAGCATCTTTCTTCGCATCTTTTCCATTGCCTCTTGCGGATTGAAATTAAACCATACATCGTCACCTATCTTTTCTGGTTTATTATCTTCTGGTATTCCAGTATTTACAATACCAAATGGGGTTAAATTTTCCTCAATTTGCTTTGTTTGCTGCTCATATAGAGCTAATCTTAGATTTGAATTAGTTAATTCTTTGAAGTATAATTCGTTAGTAGCCCAAGAAAATAGAACCAACGACATTACCAAATCATCGTGATACCCTTCGTCTGCCTTAAAACTACCTTTTTGTTCTGTAAATGTCGATATTTCAGAAATTATATCTTTATCCGTAATCAATAATTTTTGTGTTTCGACCAAATTCTTAAATAACGAACATCCTAATCTCTTTACCTGTGTAGTAGTTCTCAATCCTAACGTGCTTCCAGTACCAAAACCCCCAGATAAAAATTGTCTTGCTTTACCGCTGGCAGTAGCAAAAATATTTTCATACTCAAGATCAGTATATAGAGAATCAACTACTTGTTGGCCTATGTCGTTAGTTTCAACTAAACAGAACGCATCATTATAATCTCTAGCCACTTTATAGATAACTGTAGCATATAACAATGGACTTATCTTATTGTTTCTATATTTGGCTACTATTCTATATGGATACTGAGTAACATCCATTACAGTAAACGCAGAATAATCTCCACCGACACCCCTAGATGTATCAGCAGAAATAACGTAAGTATGAGGTTTTCTAGCTACCTCACCTTTGTCATTTAGTAGCCCTCTAATTGGCTCTTCTATAACATCAAGTCCTTCATTTTCAAATACATATGGTAGTGGTGACATTCTCATTATTGCATCAGGTGAAATAAGAGTATTAGATGAGCCAAGGAATCTACATAAAACTTCTTGATTAAATTTTAATTCGCCAAGCAGTGCTTTTTGCTGAGCAGCCCATTCCTCAGTTCTACCAGGTATCCTAGAGTAAGGAATGAATAAAGATTTGAAGCCGTTGGTTCCTTGCTCAGCATCATTCCAGAACTTCCAAAAATGATTATATCCTAATGGAGTTGATGTGAGAAGAATCTTTGTAGTTTCGCCTGCTGAAATCGTTGGATATACTGAAGTAAAGAAATCCTCAGCTACATTGTTTGGTATAATAGCTGCCTCATCAATATACAACCAGTTTACAGATTTACCTCGAATACCCGAAGAACTTGTTGCTGCAGTAAACACTCTAGATCCGTTTTCTAATTCTATGTCACCCTTATTAAATGTCTTTACGCCTTGCTGCATCCATAGGGGCAACGCTTCATACATTATTTGATATCTATATAAAACTTCTCTTGCAGCTGAAGATTTGTTGGCTAGAATAGCCACTGTCTTTGATTCTTGAAATAAAGTATACCATAAAATACAAGCTGCAGCTGTAATAGTTTTACCTTGCTGTCGCCCTTCCATTAAAATTACTTTACGATTATTAAGTATTACATCTACTTTTTCTTTTTGGCAATCATAAAGTTTAAATGGAACCAATCCTTGATCTAAAGAAACTATCATACAGTAAGCTTCTATAAAGTAGATTGGATCCTGAGAACACTTAATTATCTCTTTTACTTGTTCTGGAGTGTAATTGATCACTGTCCCAATCTGTTTAAGATTGGGGTTGCCATTGTAGGAGATCTTTTTATTCATTACTCTTTTTTAACAACTTCATCAAGTCTGCAGTTGAGCCGGCAAACACTACATTATTCTGAGTACCAATACTTGGTTTACTATCAGTATCGTCTAGGTCCTTTACTCTTTTCTGCAATTCCAATAAATCTTTGGCAACATCAGACATAGTTTTAATTAATTGCCCAGCTACTTCATATGTTCTTGGGTGCTCAGAATTTTTAGCTAAATTAATCATCTCATCTAAAGTGTCCTCACCTTTTACGATAAGCTTTCTAAGAGTTGATCTAGCTAATTGATAATCATCCTGTTTGTCTAATTCTATAGATGAACTATTAGATAAGGCTGGAAGAAGCTCCTCTTGTTTATTTTCTATATTGAATAGAGCATTCAATTCTGGTATATTTTTCATTAAAAATCTTCAAATGTCTCGAGAAAATCTATATCATCACCTGGTTTAGCTGTTCTTGGATCAGGTTCAACTGTATAAATTTGTTGTCTGTTAGTTAATTCTTGATTAGAAAATGTTGTAGCAATTACCCGTTTAATTACTCCTGTTTTATTAACCGGCCCATAAAAGTTTAATTTCATTATAAAACTTAGTGTCCAAATAATGGAACGTCTATTAGCAAAATCACCATCATACTGATCATCATATTCTATATTCTGTAATAATATAGGCAAATCATTTTTGATATCTAATAATGGAATAGCTTTTAAAGTTAGATTATAATCAGGATTAAAGTAAGGTAAAATCTGTTCTATAATCTGTAGCCCATCATCTTGATTCTTAGAATAAACATAAAGATTTAAAGAAATATTATATGGTGTAGGCGCATACTGACTATTCAAAGTAGTTGTTGTAGAATTAATATTTCTGTTCTGCTGTATCGGACTAATTTTTCTAGCAGGATCATACTGTATCCCAACCATTTCAAAAGACATTCTAGGTAAAACAATCTGTAGTTTATTATCTTCTAAAACAGGTTGTTGCACAATTCTTTGTATAAATTTTTGTTTCGGCGCATATGCAAGCGGCACTTTAATAGTCTGAACTTTATTTGATCCGGCATCCAATCTATCAATAGTAATATTATTGAAGGTATTACCAAAACCAATAATAGCTTTTCTGATAGTACCCCAATAAAAATATTCGTTCAACATTATTTGTATACCTCACCGAATGGATTTCTTTCAGTGAAATCTAAAATATCATCTATTCCAACATCAAAATCTTCGTTATCAGCTGCAGGATCCTTAGTTTGTGTAGTATAGGTTTCCAAAACTAAAGGTGATTCTGAAGTGTATTCTAATAATAATGGATCACCGCTTTCCAAATGAAATTCAAATTGTTCTGTATCTAATCTTGTTTCATCGTAAATAGTATCAATGTCTTCTACACCTGTATCAATAACCTCATTTGAGTATTGATACAATTCACAATCCATTTTAAATACGTATAGTTTTCCTACCTGAAAAAATGGATCTTCCGCATATACTTTTCTAATCTCAAAAACAGATTTAGTTAATGGGAAATAAATTAGATCGCCTTCAGCAGGTCTTAATTCTAATATGGTATTACCAAATCTGCCAACCGTTTCAGTCCATCTTCTTCTGGATACTACAAATTTGGCAGTATCTCTTAATTCGACACCAAATTTAGTTAGAAGTTCACCTTCGCCTTCAAAGCCTTGAACGTTTTCCATATACATTTCAATTGGATAAGCATGCTCAAATTTATTAAGGGCATCCTCACCAAAAATGATATCCTCATTTACCTTTTTTCTAGGCATATAGAATACTTCAAACCCATATATTCTCATGCTCTCAATAATCAAATCCTCATAGAGCAGTTGTTCTGATCTACGACCTATAGGTATACCTGAATGGAAATAAGGATTGACTGTTGGCATTCTTTTCTATTGACAATGTATTGACATGGTGTTACTATTTGCTATGAGCCTAGATGATATTAGCCTACAAACATATCTACTGGTAATTCGAATCTAGATTGCATATCATCTTCAATTGCTTTTATTTCAGCTATAGCTTCTTGATAAATTGTATCTCCATTAAGTGTTAATCCTCCTGGTAATTGAACACCGGAAAACTTCTTCAAATTAACACCCCATTGTCTTTTTATAAGAGCAGTAGTATATTTCTTTAGAAACATATCATCATAAACATCGGTATAAGTATTCGGATCCAATATTCTGTAGCATTCAGCAATCGCAAAGCTACCTGGATCAATATCTGCTTCCCAATCCCAATCAATGTATAGACGATTCATGTGTCTATTAAATCTAACAGGTTTTTGACCTACTAGTAATTGATTTATCAATTCTAATTCCATTTTAACCATAGAATAATAAATTAAATCAGTAGACATTAAAGAATACAAATCATTTATTAGAATTTGATATCTAATATCAAACATATTCAATCCTCTTGTTCTATTAGTAAGAGGCAGTATTCTATTCACACCAACAACCATATCGCTTACAGATACGTATTTGTTGGTAATGTCTTCTTGGGTAAATTCTATTTTTAAATATACCAATTCTACAGCATCATAATGATACTCTCTATAGAATTGAAAAGCTTCGTCAATTCTATCTTCTACTTGATCATCATCCACATTTATTTCTATAACCGGATGCCCTAGATTACGAAGGCAGTAATCTTTAAGTTGTTCTCTTGAAGTGACTTTAGCCATTACTTTGTTACCTCTGGGTAAACTGTTATTATGCCTTCTTGAACTCTGTAAACATTATTATTATCAAATAATTCTATGTCATATACATATCTACCATATTTAAGATTGGCAGTTTCGCCTGCAGTCAAAGATATAGTAATATTACCATTAGTATTACTGTTTACTACAGAAGTAAATGTAGTGGCATTAGAGCTATAATAAGAACGTTTCATCATAGCTCTTGGTGTTAGACCAGCAATATTTACTACATTTTTATTTTTATCTTTATAGATAACATATTCAACAAATGTAGTGCCCTGGTCTATTACTAAATTTTTTACTGTTGCCATTTATTAACCGCAATAATAGATTACTGCTATCTGTTTAACTTCTGAAGAAGAGGAGAATGTAACAGCTTCTCTAGCTTTGCCTACAGTATAATTTCTTATGATATCATCAGCTTGTTTCATTCCTTTACCTGGCATTGAGGATGTGGTAATTAAGTCACCGATTTCTATATCCCCGCCTTCGCCGCAAACATTAACTAAACCCTCGCCTAAAGAATTAATATTAATGTATTTGTGGCTCATGTGTATATCTAAGAATTGTTCTGCAATAACTAATTTTGTTGTTGTAGAATTTGTATTTAAAGGCGTTTCGTCAAATTCGCCTGTTTCATTGTTAAATACTGAAGTTTTATTATTATTTTCAGTACTAATTGTTTGGAAGACTGAAACCGATGTGGGCGTAGTATTAGCATCAGCAACAGATACAGTGTGAGTATAAATACCAACCACAGCTTTCTGATTAGGAGCTGATGATAAAGCTACCTTTGTTATCGCATCACTTATAGTTTTCTTAGAAATAACTTGTACATCTATCATTATATCGCCTGGTTCAGGTGTTACTTCAACATCTAAATACGCATCATGTGAGCCGGTGAATGGTGCTACTGTACCCGCAGCTGTATAAAAAGAATGACCCCCGCCTGTGGCTACCCAACCTTGTGCACATACAGATCCGCTAGAATTAAACGCGGATCCGACCATACCATATTTTTCAAATGTGGCTGATCCTTGATCATTGGCTAGTATAGCTTGAACCGACGTTACCGCTGAACCAGCAAACAATGTTGTAGACTGTAACCCAAACATTCTACAAGCAGCACCACATCTAAATCCTATAATAGTTTCTTGTTTTGGATTTAAAGATGCATCATAAGTAACACTACTAAAGCTAGAATATGTAGCAGTTGCGCCTCCACTGGAACCTGCTAATGTGGAAAATACTCTCGGTGAAGCAAAACCATCATGTGTAGCGAAATGTCCAGCACATGATCCTAATCCACAATTAGTTCCTGCGGCGCCATAGAATAAATTAAGTATCCCACCTGTGTTAGTATATTGTGTCGAAAAAATGGCACCATTACATTCTGCAAAAACGTTAAGAGATTTCCATGTACCACCATAGGCAGTAGTTAAAGTTTTACCAAAAATTCCAGCAGCACCTTGTGTAGTTCCTCCTGCTCTATTTCCTGCAACTAAACCATAACCACATGTAGCATGATCAAAAATGCCTGTAAATTTACCACAATCTGAATTAGAAAATACACCTTGCGCGGGATATGTTTTGCCGCCTACTGTAATAGATGCGCCCGCACCCAAAGCAAAACTACCATCAGTTAATGAAACAGTACCAGATGCTATTCTATCAGCACTTAAGGTTCCTGCACAAATGCATGATCCACTTATACCTTCAGATGCCAATTTAGCTGTTGTAATTGCTCCAGCGTTAATTTTATCAGCAGTTATTGCGCTAGTAGCAATTTTAGCTGCACTAATAGATCCAGTTACAACTAATCCTCCATCTATGTATGCAGATATTACAGCCCATGCTGTACCGTCCCAGAATCTAGTTTGAGAGAATGTGCCAGTAGTATTGTAAAGTACAACTTCGTCTCTGGTAAATGGTCCTCCGAGTCCTAATTCAGTGATTGCGGTAGTAGCTGCATTATCATCCCAAGCGTTATAGCCAGACTTAGCTACTCTCAAATAACCTCTTCTACCTGCAGATCCATTAGTACCATTTGTTCCATTAGTCCCACTAGTACCGTTTTGACCATTAGTTCCGCTTGTACCGTTAGTGCCATTTTGGTATGCTATTCTAGGTGTATTCCAAGTAGTTGCTGTAACTGTGGCATTAATAGTACTTGTGCTAAATAAAAATGAAGCAAACCAAGTAGGAGTAGTTGAACCCGATGGAGCAGTATTAGACCATCCGCTTGGGGCAATCAATTGACTAGTTGCAAAATTAAATGTACCGCCAGTTGGTGTTGCAGGTTGAGACGCTGATTGTTGATAAATTATTCCAGCGAAGAAAGTACTACCATCACTTTGTAGTCTTGCAAATATATATGGGTCACTCCATGTTCCTCCAGTAACCGTGCCGGTACCAGCAAAGGTATAGTGTACTCCCCACGTCGGGGTAGTATTAGTAACTGGTGCGGTATTAGACCAGAGAGATGGGGCCAATAATTGATTAGTTGTAAAGTTATATGAACCACCAGTTGGTGCGATTGGCGTTGTCGCACTTTGTCTATAAACTGTTCCGGTAAAGGCTCCTGAGCCAGGTGTGCCAGTGGAACCTTTTTCTAAGAATAATGTCCACCCTGATGCAGTTCTAATATAGTTATTGCCATCAGTAGTATTTCTATAAACAGAATTAATATTAGTGCCACCTGTAGCAGCAGTTGCAGCCGCATCATTGGCATAAGCACCTATGTAAGTAATAACGTTTGCTGCACTACTTCCAAGCCCTGCTAAAGTTGTGGTAGTACCATTACTTAATGCTAAAACAAGAGTATTACTAATGAAACCAGACCCTAAAAGTATGTCGCCTGCTGCGTCTCTAACGATCAGACCTCTGGTATCTATTTTTGCAGCTGTTACAGCATTTGCTGCTATTTTGTCTGTAGTTATAGCATTTGTTTGAATAGCATTTGCATAAACAGCATTAGCAGCCAATTGAATTGCTGTAATGGAATTTGCTGCTATGGTATTAGCTGTTACTGCATTAGCTTGTAATGCTCCAGCATAAATTGAATTTGCTGCGATCTTTACTGAGGTAATTGCATTTGCAGCAACTTTGTCTGCTGTAATCGCATTTGTTTGTATAGCATTAGCATAAACAGCATTAGCTGCCAACTGTACTGCAGTAATGGAATTAGCCGCAATAGTGTTTGCTGTTACTGCATTAGCTTGTAATGCTCCAGCATAAATTGAATTAGCTGCTATTTTAACAGATGTTATTGCATTGGCTGCTATTTTATCTGAAGTGATGGCGTTGGATTCAATGGCATTTGCATAAACTGCATTTGCTGCGATTTGCACTGCAGTAATCGCATTTGCTGCAATACTACTTGTTGTTATAGAATTGGCCTGCAGAGCATTTGCATATATCGAATTTGCCGCAATTTGTACTGCAGTAATCGCATTGGCAGCTATCTTGTCTGTAGTGATAGCATTTGATTGTATCGCATTTGCATATACAGCATTTGCTGCTAATTGAACTGCTGTTATTGAATTTGCTGCTATTTTAGCAGCTGTGACTGCGTTGGCTTGAATTGCTTCTGCGTAGACTGCACCTGTAGCTATTTTAGCCGCAGTTACTACATTGGCTTGTAATGCTTCTGTGTATACAGCTAGTGTGGCAATTTTATCTGCTGTAATAGCACCAGCTGCTAATTCAGTTGTGGAAACCGCTGCCGCAGCAATTTTACCAGCTACAATAGCATTGGCAGCTATAACTGCTGCTACTAAAGATTCTGCTGCGATTTGATCAGAGCTAATTACCCCAGCTGCGATAGTTCCTGCTACTACAGCGTTTGCTGCAATTTTACCTGCAGTAATAGCATTCGCTGCTATCTCAGAAGCGCCTATAGCCCCAGCAGCAATTTTGCCTGCAATTATAGCACCTGAAACTATTTTTTGTGCTGTAATAACGTTGTCTTGTAAAGCGGCAGAATTAACTGATCCTGCGCCTAAACTAGCTGATCCTGACCCAATAATATAACTATTATAGTTGTTCCAAGCGCCGCCTACATTAATATATAAATTACTATCCGCGTTCCAAAATAAAGTTCTGCCTGCCAATGATGTTGCCGGATTTGGTAAACTTGCGCCATAATATACTTCAATACCGGTCAATGCATTTGCTGATGGAGTCAAAACTTCTGTAGCTGACCTAAAATCTCCGTTGTTATAAATGTATAACGCACTATTATATAAAACTTGACGACCTTCAAAATTGCCTGTTACCGGTAATTCATCTACAACTTGTACACTTGAAAGAGAATTGGCATTTCTAGATAATTCTCTGGGATTAATCCAAGCGGTACCATTCCAAACATATAACCCCCCATCAGTAGCATTAAAAACTACATGTCCATTACTGTATCCGGGTGTTGATAGGTTGTTTACTATAGAAACTGGGGGTGTGGCATTTGAAGAAATACTTGTAATTAAATTTGTGACGTTTGCTAATGCTGAATAGTTTATATTCGCTAAAGCAGAATTCAAATTATCTAGGTTTACAGAGCCTACTGTAGCTAGAGCATTATTCAATCTATCTAGATTTACACTAGAAAGATTTGCTAAAGCATTGCCTAAAGATGTTAAATTGACGTAGCCAACCGTAGATAAAGCATTATTTAAATTAGTTAAACTTACACTACTTACATTAGCTAGTTCAGAATATAGTCTAGTTAAATTGACATAACCAACCGTAGTCAACGCATTGTTTAGGTTTGTTAAACTAACACTATTTACATTGGCAAGTTCTGAATATAACCTACTAAGATTAACTACTGATAAATTAGCTAATGTGCTATTTAAAAATGTTAAATCTACAGATTGGGCACTTCCTGCTAATGTAGCATAAGCAGCCGGGCCTCCGTTCCCGCTTCCTCCACCTCCAATATTCGAACTTAGAATAAAGGCAAAATTGTCATTAATTTTTTGAAAGGCGGTTCGTATCGGATCACCAGATCCGTCGTTAGCATTTACACCTACGTTTACGTTACTAAATGACATTTATTTATCCGTCGAATTAGAATTAACTAATTTAATAAGCAAAGATTTAATATCTGCTATATCAGATTTCATAATATTTATTTCATCAGTTAAGTTGTTTACTTTGCTACTAAGCCTCTTTTTGTTTCTGTATTCTGTTAGTGCTGCCACGTCAGTATTGACCAATGAATTATTCATTATATTTTTTTTGAATTGGTTCTCATCTTCTAATTTTACTAACATTTAGATCACCGCTGTTGCAATAAGATTTTTTACTTTAGGTATTCTAGCATTATCAATGTCGCCATACATTACTATTTTAACTTGAAACTGATTGAATGTACTGAATGTAGTCACCACACCACTTGAATTAGATGCATAAGTTAAATTGGGTGTATCAGTTTCTAGTATTCTGTAAGTCTCAGCCACAAAGGTTTCACTCGTACCCACTGAAGTTTTTGCAGGAGAAACAACAGAATAATTTGTTCCAGATGTACTTATTGAATTAGCAGAACTATACAAGGGCATTAATTTCCATGAATTTTTTTCTATTGATGCCCCAATTGAATTATCCATACTGCTTTTTACTCTACAAAATACATCTATATCTGTATTATTTTTTCTGTTTACATTTAGTTTTACTTCTAAACCTGTTGAATCGAAATCAGGATTTAATGTCACAATTTTACTAATGTATTTGGATTTAGCAAATCCATTTGTACTTAAAATTTCAGTTGTTCTAATATCGTTAACATCATTTATACTATCTATTTCCCAATTTTTTGTGAGTAATTTTAATGTTGACATATCCAATGCTGGGGATATGTTCTTATCTTTATTTTCTAAAGTTATTCTTACTTTAGCATCTCCTTCACTTTTAAGTACTCGTCTTGAAGTAAATAATTTTTCTGCGTTTAATGGTACTGTTGTATAATCAACGGTTGTTCTTGATATATCTTTAGTTTCCATTTCTGCTGATAACGAAGTGTCGTTACCAAATTGTTTATTGTTAACATTTACGACAGCTGAAACATATTTAAAATCTGCAGGTGCTATGTCTACAGTTTGTTTCACAAAGGATTTTCTACCTGTTTCAAAGATAGCTTTATTTACTTTAAATAATATAGACGCCCCCGTCTCTTCTATCTGTGCTCCAGCATTAGATAGTTTGTAAAGTTTACCTACACCCGGTTGTTTATTAGATACTGTATTGGTCCCAACTATAGAGCTTCCCCCTAACGGACTAATTGATATTATCGGTATAACAACTTCTCCTACTTTAGCTAGATATAATAAGAAATTAGCGTCTGGTGTAGTAACAGTCACTGCATATTCTTTACCTGGTTCCAAATAGATTGGATACGGGAATTTAAATTTCGTAGCAGATAAATTTTTTGGATCTGTTGATACATTAATATTACTAGAATTAACTATTGATAAAGCGCTATCTAATTGATTAGTTGTAGGTAATCCATTAGCAACTGTTCTAATACTTAATCGGACATCGCCATTATTTGTAGTGGATTTTTGATAAAAATATAAATCAATGGATGTACAAAATACACCGTTCTTATATTTGGCTCCATCTACACTAAATGTTTGAGATAAAGGAAGTACACCTGTTGATACGAAATTTTCGCTACTTGATGATGTCGCAGTATTAGTTTGCCCATTATTGTTAATTGCAACTGTGCTATTATTGTCTACAGGAATAGCCACTCTAGTGGCTTCACCTGGAGCAACAATTCGCATTGGAATTCTCGCCACTAAAATTTTTCTATAATTATTAGTGCCTGTTCCATTTTCTTGTATTGCACGAACACCGTCTCTTTGTATTGTAACTGTTGGGGACGTTGCCTGATTAATAACGAAATCTATATTAACTGTGCCAGGTTTAGTTAAAATAGACATTCCCAAAGTATTAACTATTACTAACTGTCCTTCTAATCTTCCTGTTGAAGAATCGGTAATTAAAGCATCTCCAAAATTCCCGCCTTTAGGAGAAGCACAATTAGTGAAATCTATTCCTTCTATTTCAATATAAACCTCCTGGCCGTAGTAGTCGGTCGATATTACGAATTCTTGATGTATTACTGGAACAGACATATTAAATACCCCCTCCTGTTATTAATAGGGAACTATTTTTTGCAATAGCAAAACTCAATTCTATAGCATCAGCAACAACATCTATTGAGTTTTCAGATACAAATGAATTAGCATCTACATTAAAACTACTTAGATAATTGTTAGCTAAAGCAAAATCTAAACCAGTAGTTATACTCAATGCTGAATAGATATTTGATGAAGAAATAATATTACTTACATAATCCTCTACAAATGTAAATGCAGTAATATTTGAATTTTCTACTGTATTTGCATATCTAAAGTCCTTTTCTGATATTAACACTCGATATGAGGGAGTAACGAACACATTAGTACCGACGTTACTTGGCATTACATTAAATATTTCAGCTTGTCCAGAATCATAATAAGCTGAACCTTGATGCATTAAAAAGGAGTTAGCATATATGTTGATAGTTTCGAGAGAACCAGCACCAGTCAATCTAATTGCATCCGCTAGAAATAATCTCGATACTGATTGCATAGAGTTACCGAGCCAAGAATAAGCAATATTGCTTTGATTGTTGGCAGCAAGTTGTTGTTCTCTTAAAATTTGTCCAGTTAAATCAACGTAAGCTTGTTGAGTTATTGGATTACTTAATGTTTCAATTGTATTGATAATAGACATTTTAGTTCCTGTTACTTAAATAACCAACCAATTTTACCAATCATCTTAGTAACACCAAACGTTAATTTCTGTAGCATTGGTTTAGAGTTATCTTTATGTATAGTACATAACATATCTATTACAAATTTTAAGCCTAATTTTTTGCACAGTTTTAATATAAGGATACCGCCGTAAATTTTATTTTCTTCGTCGCTAAAAGCATTTTGAATAAATTTAACTTGCTCGTATGTAATTTTGCCTTCATGATAATTTTTAACAAGCATGTCTACATTTTTAATGATCGAATGTGTTCCAAATTCGTTTACTACAAATGTATTATCCCCGTCTACCCATAAGTTGTAAACATCTATATCTTTTGGATCGCTTGTAAGAGCAGGTTCAAGTTTAGTGTTTTTACCAAGCCAAGGATACCATTTATAATTATGTTCTGGGTCTGGGCAAGACAATACCCCATCTATATACAAAGGATGATTCATTGTAGCAAATGGTTTGAATTTCTTGCTCGGTGAATATAGTCCACCGAAATTAGTATCCTTATCTTTTTCTACATATAACACTGTATTAATTTGTGTCTTATCTTTGTTGAAAACTTTATCACCAACTATCACATCTTTTATTTTCTTGATAGATCCATCTGCCATAGAAATAAAAGTATCCTCAGTAAAACAAGATGATGCAGCAAGTAAAAATTCCCCAGCAGTAGCTAAGAAACCTGTTTCAGCGGCAGCGTATGCAAATGCAAATTCTTCTGCTGCAACTATTGCTGTAGCTTCAGCTGCTGTCAAAGACACTCCTAAAGCAGAGTAGGATGCGGCAGCAGCAGCAGCTGCGGCTGCTACCTCTGCAGCAGCAAGTTCTGAAGCACCAGCTGCTGCGCTGTTGACACCTGATGCGCTGGCTTCAAAATATGCACCATCTACAGCTAAACCAGTTGATACAGAGTTTATGGGAGCTGCAGCATTTACAGTCGTGCCTGCACCAAATAAATTAGTGAATCCATCGGCGACTACTACACTATCCTTAGCTAAAACTAATCTTCCAGCTGTCGTGAGTACAGTAATATCCGCCTGAGATAAAAATCCAGTTCCAACAGATTTTACTCCGCCAGAATTTGGATTTATTAAAGATACGTTACTTTTAGGAGATCCACCAGATTGTTCTATAGTATAAGAAGGTTCTGTGGATGTGATTAACGCTTCCTCTTCTAGAACTTTAAATGTTACTATATCACTAGCAACATTCAAATCGGGTTGACTGGCGAATACTAGGTTGAAACATACCGAGGACAAGGATGGTAACAGTTGCCTATTAAAGGTATCTACTGTACACGTTGAATAAGGAGATTTTATATCATTAGAAACTATGGTGGAAAAATCATCTACCAAAACACCGGTCTTAAACAATAATATTTCAGTATTTCCACCCTCAAAGATTTGATTATTTAAAGCTACAATATCAAGACCCTGTTTTTTAACTCTTTTTTCCAGAGTAGTTAATCTTTGATCTATAGTTTGAATGTCCGACATAGTATATCTCGGAGCTTTATTATAAATTATTTTAATATCAGAAGAATTTTGGGTAAAAGGTGGTACGATTAATGTAGCAATTAGGAATCTATCTTTGGATGATTGATTCTTCGGTACCTTTGGATTTAAATCAGCAATCCCCGAATCTAAATAAAAATTGTATCCTTGGATTGTAGTAGAAGTATTTCTATTGAATAGATATAATCTATCTATTCTTGGTTTATAAAATTCATAATCTATTTGTAATGCGTTTTCAAGTGTTGGATGAGGTAAAACATATGTATTGGAATTATTATCAGCCCAGAAATTAGCTGCGACATTAGTGTCATTTTTCTTTGGTCTAAAATCCAATGTCTGTCTTAAATTATAAACGGTGCCATCAGATGCTTTATAATTAGGAATAGTATTTTGGATATTTACTGGATAAGAGTTGAAATCTATAACTCCAGATCCAGAATGAGTAAAATAATCTACTACTACAACTACATTACCGGGGTTATATTCTGTTAATTTGCCCTTATATGATATTGTTGCATGATCATAATGAGTCTCAGTTGCACCATTATTATATGAATATATAGATGAAGGTTCTTTTGCCACCTGCTCCCAGTATGTTCTATTAGAAACTGGTTGACCTGTAGAGCTAGATAATGCTCTATACATTATTCCATTGTACGTTACATGATCGTTTAAACTATACGTAGTTGCAGAATTATAATTTCTTAAAAATACATTACTACCTATTGAATAAATTCCCTTTAAGGCATGAATATCAGATTTGTAGGTACTATAGGGAAACTCTGATGCCATAATACTAATCGGTTCACTTGGGACATTAACATTCAAGTGTTTAGTTTTTCTAGATAATTCGCTATTATAGATAGTAACCAACAAATCTATTGCGCCAGTATTCACTAAAGTATTTAAATTTATAGTGAGCAAATTTTTGTCTGCATTTAATGTCATAGTAATACTATCGAGATTAATAGCATCACCTGCAGCTAAGGTTCCAATGGTTGTACTTCTTACAACTAATTGGTAGTATCTTCGTTTATTATCTACGCTCAAAGTACCTGCATTGCCGATGAATTGTTCTGTACCAGATAATGATAATGTTGCTGTACTACTAGTTACTGTTTGATTTTGAATTCTTTTATTATGGTATATTCTTATATTAGAGATATTTTTTAAAAACTTATTTTCCACGGGGAATAAAAATTTAGTTCTATCCCCCATTTCATAACCAATCATATTACCTGAAGCATCAATACCTTTAACAGAATCAACTGTTACGAAAAATTTTGGACTACTATAAGTACCGTCATTGCTCGCATATGTAGAAAATACGTTATTTTTACTAATCAATGATCTAGAATTCATCCATGTTAAAGTAGTGGATGATTGGACAGACCATGAAAAATACATTCTATATTTTACACTTGCCCCTTCACCGCTATCATAAACTATATGTTTTACTAGTACATATCCTATCAAGGAAGACGCGGACATAGCATTACGATCTGTAGTGTTATGTACCTCTAGAACATCATAAAATTTGATAGCAGTTGGATCCATAAAACCAAACTGCGGAGCATTAACTATAATGTATTGGTCTTGATTAGCATTGATAAAAATATCTTCTACCGCCTCAGATACTTTTGATTTAGGAACGTTTAAGGCAGTTCCTCCTACAGTTTCTATATACTGACCGCCGACAACTGCCTTACCTGGGCTAATTAAAAATTTAGCATAAGTATCATCCGCACTAGATCCCTTTGGAGTTAATCTAAAAGGAACTACCTCATAGTTACCAGATTCATCGTAGGTTCTTTCTGCTAAAATATTATTTAGATATAAAGGTAAAGTATTTTTAGCATTTTCGACTAAATCAACTCTACCCTCAACGAATCTTACTACTTCAACATAATCATCTGTTGTATCGGGCAAATTATTTGTATTTAAGTCCACACTTTGTATAGTTAAAGATGATTTTAATCTGTCCGCACCTGGAGCCAAATAATTTGAACTTTCAAATGCTGGATCTAATAGAGAAGTATCATCATTATAAGTTACGATTTCCTCATTATATTTTAATATAATTGATTTTGTGGGTAGATTTGTATACTTATCCGGCACTACAGATTGAGACCCTATCTTAGTATATGTTCCCTTTTTATAGTAAGTACCTGAGGACACATTAACAATACTACTTGGGCAAGTATTTTTTCGGTTAAAGGCTAATGTTACAGCATCACTAAGTGTATCACCTATGGGAAAATTTAATCTTATTGATGTGGAAGATAAAATTTTAGTGATAAACAACCCTTGTCTAAATGGTCTAGGTAAAACTAATTCATCTCCTACCGCAAGTGTTCCCGAGACTGTTAAAAGAGTAAGTTCATCATCATATGCTGTTGCTATTGCTGTTCCATAAATTATCACATCTGCTGCTGTTGTTTCTGTGGCAGCAATGTTATTATTTTTTTGATATGCATCAGTGAAGTTGTTGTATATTCTTATAGTTTCACTAGTAGGATATTCTAAAGTACCATTAGATGATTCGACAGACATAACTATAGTTGCAGGATCTCCGAGTACAGGATCATCCTGTTCGAAAGCAAATCTAACTAACCCTATAGTATTACTTGTAGCTCCAGTAATATACTTACCAACATATGATGATACATTAGCACCAGTGCCAACTAATTTTACTGATCTAATTATTTGATTATGTTCATCATCTAGTATTGTAAAACTAGATGGCTCGTTAGATATACGAGCACTATCTCCATAAATGCCGTCAGCTGTACGTTGTATGCCAGTTTTAAGAATAGATTGGACTTGATTCAATTCTCTAGATTGAACAGACACCCCAGGCTTAAACATGATTTTCTGATAATTTTTACTTTCATCGAAATCATCATAGTATGGGGGATCTTGTATATTAACTGCCATTTGTTATCCTTAAAATTCTAAAACTATATGTAGATTTTCTGCTTGATCATACGATCTAGTTATAGCATCTCTATTCTCAATATATAAAATTTTGCCACTGTATTTTCTTACTTCAGGAGGCCTTATACTTATTATCATTGCCGTTGCTCCAGATGTGTTGCCGGTAATACGTTCTCCCTCGCTAAAGGTAGTCACACCGGTTAATACATTTGCTGGAGTTAGATAGCGCAACACTACATTTGGAGTTTCTACATTGGCACTTAAAACTATACCATTGCCAAATAAAACGTTGCCGGTAATTTTTTCATCTAAACTAAAAGTACCTGAAAGAATATTAGCATTTAGAAGATATGCCCCATCCATAGTAACAGCGTTGGCTAATTGTCCAGATGGAGTTAATGGATTCTTAATAACTCCATAGCTTCTAAACTCGTTAACTATTGGAACATCGCCTCCGCCTTCAGCATAATTAAATCTAGAATTTATCATTAAATATCTAGCATTTAAATTTTCGTAGATATTATATCCATGTCCTAGTGCTGGGGAAATAATTGGTCTAATGTTAGCATTGCTACCCGGCCCACTATATGATATTTGAGCATAAGTATAACCAGCGCCCGCATCATTGATTGTAATACTACTTATCGAATTACCAGACAAATTTAAGGTTCCAGAAAATCCAGATCCATTGCCCTTGATAGAAATAGCAGAATTAGAAGCGAATCCGAATCCGCCTGAAGTAATAACAAAATTTTCTATGGTACCGCCAACAGTAGTACTTAATACATCACTATTAATATTTATTGGCATGTATTTAATAGTCAGGAATTTAAGAATATCACTGTCACTTAAAGAATACAAATATTTCCATTTATAACCATCTGCTGTGGTAAATGTAGTTATAGATTTGCTAGTAGGTTTATTTACTGATTGTGCGCCGTTATTGTTACTAATACAAACATAAACATTATATTCTGGAGATGTTAGTACATAGAAGTTCTTAGTATTTAAACTAGTATCTAAATGGTCATATTGGTCATAAACCGTAGTAGAAGTCCAATTTTTTCTTGGAATAACTAATTTTACATCATTACTATTAATTTTCTTTAGTGCAATAATATCATGCCAAGTATTAATCTCAGCATATTGATTATTGTAAAGGTTTGAACCGTTAGGGGTGCTTTCCCACGGAAGAGACCTACCTATAAAAGAATACAGTACCGTGTTGGAAGAATCCAACAAAGCATCTCTGAAAAGAGATGCGGACAAAACTCTTAGATTATTTGTTATTAATTGAGGCATTATCTTAATATTTATTATAAGTATCTAAAGAGGTATACTACTTGGTCTGCTTTTAAATCAATAGTGACACTAAATCTAGAATCAGTATAAGAAGTAGAATCAGCTCTAAATTTATCTGGAAGGAGATTATCCGCTGTTAATCCTAGATAATCTGTTATTTCGCTGGCTGCTGTTACATTAGATGATATATTAAGATTAGAGTAAAGACTTAGATCTCCAAAAACTTCTGTACCTGCAGGATGTATAGCGCTTTTTACAAATTCTCTCCATTCATTAGATGTTACAGGACTTTTTATAACATATGAAAAAGGTTGGTAATAAAGTACAGATGTGTCAGGAGCATCAGATAGAGCGCCCTGTATCTTGTAGACATCTGATGCTTGTCCTTTATTTTTTATGTAGTATCCATCTGTTATTCTCAGTATTCCTAAATTAGCTGTGAGATTAGCAGATGTCAGATAAGTTAATCTGCCTTGTATTATTGTGTCATTACTTACTAAAGGAAACTCAAATTGTGTTTCATCCTTTACCTTAGATAATGTAATAACTTCAGTTGTGAGATTAAGATTAGAACTAGTGTTGCCAAAAAATGTTATATTAGCAGAATCTTTAATATGCAAACCATGTACCACATTGCCTAGAAATACGCCAACATTTCCCGTAACTTGTACAGTTGCTTCTATAGTTTTTGAAGGAGGAGAAATACTTATTTCGTCTGTCGCTTGTATGCTTGATATATCTATATCTCGTCCTGGGGATAGATATATTCCGTTCGCACTAGCATACGGCAATGTATCATCTAGAAAATAAATACCAGAATTAATAATTTTAACATGTTTGATTCTACCAAAATTATCCAAATCTGATATTCTAAGAATAGATCCATCTATAGATACTGAATCATTAACAGTATATCCTATAGCCGAATCCTCAATATTAATGGTACTTAGTTGATATTGAGTTCTAGCAACAAGATTACTAGATAAAGCAGATACTATATTTTCTCTATAGAAATTTCCTCTTATTTTTTCTAGATATAAATCGTAGATGTCATTGGGATAACCAACATATTCTCTGGTCAATTTATTTCTTACTACATCTTTGACAATTGCTTTGGCTCTGGAATTTGTTCCAGTTATTTCAGTATTAATAAATTGAAATACATTAGAGTTGTTTATTGGTACTACTTTTAATATATAATCTTTTTGCCAAACACCATCAGATGATTTAAAAATATATTCTGATGGATATAAAAAATCTATATCCTCATTATACAAAATTCTAAAAAATAGTTTTGCTGCCGCTTCTGATCCTTTAGTTTTATAGATATCTCTAAAGTGTTTGACGAAGCTTTTTTTGTCAGTTGTTAAACTTCTCGGTATATCTGGTCCGAAAGTCTTGAAGAAAGATTCTACTAAACTAACGTTTGCACTATCTGCGGTTAGTTCAACATCCGCATAGTTTCTTGAGTTTTGTAGTACTTCATTTGGGCTATTCTCCTGTTCTAAAAATTTATAGTAAGCTTCTACAAATTTTATGAATTGTTTATAATCGGTCGAAGAATTAGCATAAGGAGAGGAATTTGAAGTAATAGTATCATAATCCCCTCTAATAAAATCGGGTAATTGAGATACTACTAGCGATGAAACATTACTTGTAAGTTCAGGCATTTACGGCTATTGTATTTACTGTTAATCCTAATTCTCTTCCAGATACAGAACTAAAAGAGCTGTCATCAAGTAAAAGTATTTCATTCTTTTGGGCTACTATATCTAGGTAAGAATTTTGAGGCGTAACCATTATTCGAACATCAGTTGAATCTCCATAATATCCATCTATATTAAAAGATGGAATTGAAACTGTACCTGTTCCATAATCTATAGTGCCATATGAAGTGAGTAATACTCGTTCATCTATTGGATTAATTAAACTTAAAGTACCTGTACCATTGTAATTTGGTGCAGTATCATCGGGTGTATCTTTTAGAACTGCTGGATAATATACATTGTTAATTACAACAGAAAATCTAGTAGATTGTAAAGTTCCGGGCATAATACCTAAATTGTAATTCAAAGCATTAGACCCTGAAAAATTAGTTGATATGCTTGTGATTGGATCAATTCTTTTCTGTACTTTTAATGCAATTAAATTGCCAACAATTGAAGAATCCGTATTATCTATTAATTTCGATAAACGTGAATAGATAAAATCTTGATCAAATTTCTTCAGATTTTCATTAAAGTAAATGTTAATAGTATCCACTACTAAATCTTTTATTTCATCTGCGGTGAATGTTGTTAAGTTAAAATTATACTTTACATTTACACTTAAATTTATGTAGATAAAATCTGGATCCACATATTCGGGTATTAATGATAACATTCTTTTGGATTTCAAATATTCTGTAACATTATTCTTCACATTTTCAGATATACTAAATCCAGATGCTGGACTTAAAGAAATCATTACCTTGCCATATTTTTTTGGCACATTTTCATCTCCTCCCCATACAGATACTGAGTCTACAAGTGCAGGATACAAAGAATCTATAATTGCCTTATAGTCTGCAGATGTAACTGCTCTATTTTGAGAAGAGGAAAATTTTGGCGCTCTAAACTTAATTTCATCAATAGCTTCCTTGATAGCCCCATAGTTAGAATTACTTACTGTAGTAATATTAGTAATACTTCCTCCAGTTATTGGTTCTGAAGAACTAAAGGTCTGCTCTAATAAATTAGATACATTACATTCAGTGCCAGAACTAATTAAATATTGTACAGTTACTAAATTGCCCTGAACTAATTTTTTACCTATTACTCCATCGCCAAATACAATCTGATATCTACCTGTAGGAGATTCTTCCAAAAAGTATACTTTAGATGTGCCATCTAAGCCCAAACTATCGTCTGCTAAAGTATAAGTAAATGTAGTTGTATCCGCATTAGAATTTTGAACAGTGACAATTAGTGTGGATGTATCTACCTCGTCGTTGGGTAGTTCATATTTTTCAGCTGGGCCTGGTATGTTAACAATAAAAGTATATTCTAAAGGAATCCCTTCTGTTATTTCTATATTTGTAAATCTATAGTTACCATTATCGGAAGCTATAGTTTTTGCTTGCAAATTAACAAAATTATAACTGGTATTATTAATAGTTGTTGTAAAACTAGTATACTTATTCAAAGTTAAATTAGTTGGACTACCTGTAGGACTCTGTACTTCAAAATTAATGATGGCTCTTGCGCTTCGAACAGATCTAGTAGTATAGCCGAGATGTTTTGCAATAGATGCGGCTGAGGATCGTCTAACCGCAGAATCCAAAAACATTTCATTTATCATCATATTGGCTAGATATGCATTATAATGTGTGTTATATGATAATAGATCAAGTAAAACAGATAATGCTGATCCTTCAAAATCATAGTCAGTAAATACTAATTCATTATTACTATCTCTGTAATTCTTTAGAAACGTTTTAAGATTATTCTTAATCGTATCGAAATCTAATTCTGATACTCTTAAATTAGCCATTATCTTAATCTACCTATAGTAGTTGTGACTGTAATCGGTAATTCTGTATTTTTAATAACAAAGTTAATATCTATTTCTAAACTATTAGTGTCACTATTGTCTTTTACATCTACAGATAATAATCTAATTCTCGGTTCAAATCTTTCTAATACATTTCGTATAGTTATTTCTGCAGACAATTTAACAGCTGGGCTAAAATTTTCAAACAAAAGACTATGTATAGTACAACCTATTTCTGGATGAAAAGGTCTTTCGTAGTTTTTAGTTAGAACTAAATTTCGGACTGATGTTTTAATAGCTTCTACATCATATTTTCTATTAACATCTCTTGTAAAAGGATGATAATTGAAAAGCAAATCTAAATCCGAAAAATTCCTAACCTTTCTATTTGTGGTTGCCATTTAAATATTTATTACGCCAGTTTAACTAGTTGTGATGGATATTTGGCTTGATGATTAATGAATGTTGCTATAGGCATATTACTTACCTTACCTGATTTTTCATATGCAACATGTATCCAACATGATAAAGTTTTATTAGATTTTTCGAGATATTCTAATAAAATTTGTTTATATGGTAAATTTGATCTCATCCATCTTGCTATATCATAATATTCTGATATAGGGATACCTCTAAACTGTATGTCAGCAGCACATCCTATTCCATGATCACTGTTAGAATTTCTAGAATCTATTTGTCTAAATCCACTAGTAATAAACATATTAGGATATTTTGCTTTTACTGGTTCAAGCACTACTTCAGCAAGATACTTAAGATTACAACATATCTCTGCTCTTGTTAAATTCCTTTGTGCTCTTAATTCACTTCCCCCTGCCGCTGTTTTAGTTGTCAACGCACCCAACGTAAAATTAGTACTTAATCTTAAACTACTTGGGAACGTGCCTCTTTTCTCAAAATCTACGAATTCTTCACAGGGAACTAGTAAAGATCTATTTCTACCTTGTACTCCGGATTTTGGCTCATTCACTGCAAAACTTCTTGTTGTAAATTGACTATCAGATTTTTGCACTTTAAAATCTGTATTGGTTATGATATCATTTACTAATCGCTCATTTCTAAATTTCAATGCCTCATCTAAATTAGACAAATTCACCTCATCGTATAAGTAATCCTCTTGTACGTTCTTTGGATATGGTTTATCTGATTTAGTATTATCACTTGGAGTCAACTTTTGAGGAGGATCAACTGTTGGTAAAATTACATCTCTTATTAATGTGGCACCCATTTTTTGTTGTATCACTGCAGCATTAAGTTTCATTTCCAAACCACCCTCGACATGAAACTTACTTTCTGCATGCATAAAAATACCGCTTTTAGATTTAGCAGCAATTTTATCTTTACTAAAAAATGTTACCTCATTTCCTTGCAATTTAACTGGACCTGTTTCACTCAACATATAACTGCCATTTTTTGATACTATATTGACAGTTTCTCCTATTAGATCTAGTCTGCCCGCTGAACTAATACTTACATCATTATGACCTACTATATTAGTTGTTCCTATTACTTGTATATCCGCATTATTTTTTACGAGTATTTTACTTGAGCCATCTATAGTAACGTTCTGAGATCCCTTGACATATGTATAACTATTATTATCTACTAATTCAAATTGATCACCTATTACTTTTCTGACCATAGATCCATTGACATCTACTTCTATAAATGTACCGGATTTATGAAAAATATTTATTCTCTCGTTACCAGGAGTAGAATCGAATTCTAGTATATGCCCAGCTTCTGTTTCTAATACTTGATTATAAGGATATCTTGCAGCAAAAGGAGAAGGTGGTTCCGACCAAACCTTTTCTGAATTAGCTACACTAACATTAACTGATCTATTATTATTTTTAGTATCAATAGAATTATGATCTTCTATACCTCTTGCTAATTTATTAGTATCAGGTTGCCCAGAATATTCGCAAGTTGGATACACAAAGTTAGGATCTCTAAATCCTTTTTGTACGTTGAATTGTAAATTATTTTCTGTAGTTGATTCTTCTCTAGTAGGAACTTCTTCGGTTGGAGTATCTGCTCTACCATTAACAGAATTGTTTCCGATAGTAAAGTATTCAGATCCCTTAGTGCCGAAATCGTCTGCACCATCACTTCCCTTTGATAGCTTTATTGCCCCGCCTGCTCCTAATAGATGAGCAGCTGCTAGATACCCTGCAGTTTCTCCGGGACTTCCGCTAGATTGAATAACTTGTCTATTTTTAAGTACATTATAATTAAATTTCAAATTCTCAAACATTATTTTTTCTTGTACTTCAGGGCTATTGAAGTAATTATCCAAACTCTTCAATCCATTTTTACCAAGCCAATTGCTTGAATCGAGTAAAGCACTATTTACATTATTTCCCTTACCTAGATTCTTTACGTAGTTTAATGTTACTAAAGTTTCATACCCAATTTGATATTTACCTACAAATCCGGGATTAGTATTAAATTCAGATTTTTTCTTATTGTAAGCACCATAGTATTGGCCTTTATCGGTCCTAGTTCTTATTTCTTCATAACTAAGTTTTGTAGTTACTACATTACCACCAGGAGTAGAAGATGATTCTCGTCTACCAATAGAATCCATTAATGATTTTACTTGATCAGCATTTAATGGGGGCAAAGATGATGTAATATAATCTCTAGTCGCTGGACTAGTATTAGTTTGCTCGCCTACTTGAATTGGATTACCTGAACCATCTCTAACTATTTCACCTGACGAATCCTTTAAATAATTGTCCTGTTCACTTTCTTTAAGTAAACTTGCACATAAAGGATTATTACTTTGTATCCCAGCCAATGTACCAAGCATGACTGGTTGTTGCATGTCATCGCCATCCATAAACCAACCCATCACCCAAGTGCCCTCAAGTGGTCCGATAGGAGTGGTACCCTTACCTGATATGGCGGCAGAAGTGATTGGTTGAAGCGGAATAGCCCATGGTAAATCTTTAGTTGGTAGTATAGTTAGATCGTCATTATGAATACCAAAGATTCTAACTCTGCAGCGACCTAGTAGGAGAGGATCATTTCTATCCTCCACCACCCCAACCCAAAAATTAGTTTTAGTAGACACTTACTTCACCCACAAATGAATCTTTTATAACTTCCATAATCATAAAATGCCGAACCTCGTTATTCATACTACTTATCTTATGTCTTATTTTGGTTATTAAATATTTGCCAGATAAAATTTCATCTTGTTTATTGCTAGTTAAATCGTTTTCATCTACAGGAGATGTATCAGGTAAAACCAAATCCAATATAGACCCAACTTCTACATTTGTCCTTCCAGGGACTGTAATCTCAAATGTCAAATATCTTAGATTGTTTACTGTAGAAATTCTATTGCTATAGATTTCCTTCATTTTTTCATTAACATTATCCGAAATATTACTAAATAATCCTTTTTGCACTGGGTATACTTTAGTAACTAGATACGGATTATAACTATCCTTTGGTATAAGTGGTAAAGGATCAAACAATTCACTAACACTATGCTTTTGTTTAACAAACTCTTGAGAATAGATATAAAGATTTTCTCTATATTCTTTTTTCATTATATCTAACTCTATTAGTCTACTTCCAGCATGTCCGTTCATAATTGATTCTAATGTATCAAATGATCTAGCAGACGTGATTTTTTCTATATGGAACATCTTTATATTTACGTCATCATTACTGATTGAGCCTGGAGGAAAATATCTATAAGTGCCGATGCTATAAACTTCTGATGCGTTTCCTATTTCAAATATCTTTTCTATAGAACCAAAATAGAATTTTTTATTAGATTCCCAGAAAAAATAACTGCAAGAAGATTTTTCTCCAGAAAGAGACTTCGATGCTAACCAATTAAGACATTTAGTGGGCGTCCAGCCCGGACTAATGAATTTAACAGAATTAGTTGGTTCTTCTATAATAACTAGTTCTGTTTTTTCAGAATCTTCTAATAAAGAAATACTACCTTCATTATCTTGATTGACGAACAAATTTCTAGACACTGCTAATTCATTTTCATATATATCCGAAACTATATCTGCTATAGTTCCTTCATATGGTTTGTGTAAATTATTTAAAACATCATTTATACCTTCAATTGAAATAAAATTTAAAGTATAAACTTGTGTGGCTTGGTCTACTATAATTCTATTACTTACAGAATAAATCTTAAATGTTTTTTGTATAGAATCTACGTGTTCAAACCCCGGAGTTCTAATTTTCATTACTAAAAATTCGTCACCTAAAATTCCAAGTTCTTTGAAAAGATTTAGATTATCTGTTATTACAAGAGATCCAGATAATGTTGGATTGTAAATGCTTTCATAAAGGTTAATTTCTCTGGCAAATGATCTAACGTCAGAAAATTTTCCTGTTGATGATACTATATAAAGTTGCTCAACAAATACGTCACCGGCTTTTTCAATAGTTTCAGACATTACTTAACTATTTGATCTGCAAATTGATTGACTACAAATGAAACTGCCTCTGGTTTCAGTAATTTTATTCTTCTCTTAGATTCATTGATAGCTGTTTCATATTCAAGTCTAGATACAGGATAAATTGTAAAAGGGGGTGTACGAAGTAATAAACTTGAACCATCCTCGTAAACTATATAAGTTTCTCTTCCTGGAGTTCTGACTGATTTTTCATCTAATGTTCTATAACCGTTTACTACGAAATCTGCTTGATTGGTATATAACTTAACTTTGTATATTTCATCCTCGCCACCATACTTATCAACTACATGTTTGAATAAGGCTTCTTGGGTTAAAGGCCAATCATATCTTGGATCTAGTACATCATTCATATGAAGTATAATCCAGTGATATAAGGGTGTACCATAAAAAATATCCGATAGAATCTCCGGAGTCTCTCCCTCCTGTACATCATACGGATCATACATTGAATTATTATTTTTATATTCGTCAAGGATGTTTATTCTTCTAGTTATATCTGGTATAACTTGAATACTCGCACCATCATTTAAAGTATAATAAACTCTTGGAAACATAGAAAAATACATTTTAGTATCCTATTCTCATCTCTTTCTTAGTTAATAGGTCTGTTTCTCTAAATGTTAGTGTTAAATTAATTTGTGTCGGGGCACCATTATCAAATGTTGAAAAGGTATCGCCTCCATATTCTACTGCCATATCAGTTAAAACGCAAGGAGCGATTTTATGAACATAAGTATTTTCTCTAGCCACACCTGAACTATCAGTGTAGTAATAAACTATATCAAAGGTGGAAGGATACAAATAGAAAAATCCGCCTTTAGCCAACTCCGGGTGCATATGTTCTTTGAAAATATTAATGATATTTCTAACATTATTAGTTTCATTTAAAGATTTAGGGAAGAATCTATATTTAAAACTAAATGTCCTATAATCAATAGATTCAAAAAGAGCTTCTCTGTATGGATTTAATTTTGCTCCTGCGGCAAATCCTGCTAAATCTGCTATGGTTGCTCCACCTAAACTACCTGGTACTTTAAGATTTTGTGCTAGCGAAAGAGCTAATGCTTCTGCCCCTCTTTTAACTTTACTAAAAGTATCAGCTGTGGAGCCAAGAGAAGATGCCAGGCCTGCAAGAATGCCAAAATCTTTGTCCGTATAGTTTACACCGTATTTTACTGTAGGTCTATCTTCTACGTGCAAAGCTACAGCGTTTTTAAGTCGTAAAAAATTATATGCTTTTAGTTCTGGCAATAATGGATTGTCTTTAAGAACTTTGGCATTTTGTATGAATTCAGCGGCTGCGCCAGCTGCTGCTACACCAGCAGCAGCAGCGGAAACCACAGAAGTTAGTTTGTATCCTGCAGCTGCTGCTGTTGAAAGTTTACCGGCTGCTACTCTACTAGCTGTTCTTTTAGACGCCCATCTTAGAGCTGCTAGCCCTGATACGGCGCCTGCTGTAATAGCAGCTCCCCAAACAGCTCCGGCACTAAGGGCTTGCGAAGCCTGTTGATTTGTTAATCCTGTTCCTATTCTATTAACTACTACCCCATTAGTAGCGTCACTTGGTAAAGTGTCATATTTAAATCTAGAAACAGATTTATCTCTAACATTAATATAGAAACCGACGAAATGTCTAAGATCAGGTTTGCTACCTACGCCTTCGGGATATTCAAAATGCTTTACATCATACAAATTTTTGCTATAGGCTCTGGCTCTTTCTTGATTGTACTTTTCTAGTTCGGCTTCTCTAGTGGCTTCAGTGAATTCTCTATCGTTTTGGGATGCCATTTTGCCTATAAATAATAGATTAAAGGATATTTATATTTATATCAAAATGTATCGGAAAACCTACAAAGGATTGTATAGACCAGTAAACCCGAGTAAATATCGAGGGGATATTACTAATGTCGTGTATAGATCTCTTTGGGAACTCAGATTTATGAAATGGTGTGATGGGAACAGCTCAATTCTAGAGTGGGGTTCTGAGATAGTAATTATACCTTATATTTCCCCTGTAGATAAGAAAGTGCATAGATATTTCGTTGATTTTTATATGAAAGTAAAAAATGCTGATGGTAAAACACAGAAATATCTTATAGAAATAAAACCAGAAAAATTTACTAAACCACCAGAAATACCTGCTAAGAAGACCAAAAAATTTATAGACGAAGTGTTTCAATACGGTGTAAATCAAGCTAAATGGAAAGCAGCCTTTGAATTTTGCGAAGATCGTAAAATGAAATTTATGATTTTAACCGAAAAAGATTTAGGAATCAAAACTACTAATGGCTGAATCTATATTCAACGATATAAGACTAAAAGCAGGGGATGCAGAAAGATCCTATCGTTGGTTTCAAAATCAAGTTAGAAATTTAGCTACTGCTACTACAAGTAGAAGTTTGATGTCTAATACGCAGCAGCTTGCTAACACTATTATGCCTGGCGAAATGTATTTATTTTTCTATGATCCAAAGCATAAAGAAACATTACCTTACTACGATAAATTTCCATTAGTTCTGCCCTTTAGAGAAGTAAAAGATGGATTCTATGGAATTAATCTGCACTATATGCCCTATATGATGAGATTCAAGTTACTTAAAGCGTTGTCTGATCTCACAACTGATGATAAGTTAGATAACAAAACTAAAATAACTATTTCATGGAAAATACTTCAAAGATTTTCTAGTATAGCACCATTAAAAAATATAGTTAAACACTATCTATATAATCATGTGCAAAGCAGATTCCTTAAAATAGGTTATCCCGATTGGCTAACTGCTTCACAGCTACCTATAGAAATGTTTGAAAAAGCCAACAAAACTAAAGTCTGGAACGATACTAGAAGATAAAGATGGCAAAAGCAACATTTAATTTACAACAATTTAAATCTGAAGTTCTATCTAAAGGTGTGGCTAGAACTAACCGATTTGAAGTTTTTATACCTTTACCTAATTGTCTAAGACAAAATCTTGGCGATGTGTCTGTAGAAAGTACTCGTTTAGTTAATTTGTTTTGCGAAAATGCTATTATACCTCAGTTGAATATAGGTATAGTACCACAAAGAATTTACGGGCCCAATTATCAAAATCCAGTTTCTGTAGATTACGGTGGCGAAAGTATTACCTTATCTTTTTTAGTCGATAGAAGTATGAGAGTAAAAAACTTCTTTGATAAATGGATGAGAGGTATAGTTGATCCAAATACTTATAATCTTACTTATCAAAAAGATACCAGTAAAGGTTATACTGTAGAGATGATGATTAATCAGTTGGATGAACAAGATAATATTACGTATTCAATTAAACTAGAGGATGCGTTTCCAAGAAATATTGGACTAATGGACTTGAATATGGCATCTCAAAATACTCCACATAAATTAAACGTGACATTTGCTTATAGAAGATGGAAATATGCTACAGAAATAAGTAATAGAACAATTAGCATTGCTAATGCAGCAGAAAGAGCAATAGACTTGGGAATAGCAACATAAGGGGAATTTATGTCATTGCCTACATTAAATACGCCAACGTATGAATTGATTTTACCTTCAAGTAATAAAAAGATCAAGTATCGACCGTTTTTAGTTAAAGAATTTAAAATACTATTAACAGCATTAGAATCTGAAGAGGATGAGATTACTAGAGTGCTACTAGAACTTATTGATAGTTGCACATTTAATAAATTAGATTTAAATGTTCTTGCCAATTTTGATATAGAATATATTTTCATAAACCTAAGAGCTAAGTCAATAGGTGAAACTACAGATTTAGTTTATAAGTGTTCTTGTGAACATGAAAATAAAGTGCAATTAAATCTGTTGGATTTAAAAGTAACTAAACCAGATAATTTTACAAATAGAATAATGGTAACCGACGATGTTGGTGTAATTATGCGATATCCGAAGTTTAATGAGATGATGGATATTTATTCTAATCTTAATTCTGATAAAGTTATTGAATTAATATCCAATTGTATTCAAACTATTTTTACTCAAGACGAGATGTTCAATACTAAAGAATATAAGAAAGAAGAATTGATTAGCTTTGTAGAGACATTCAACAAAAGTCAATTCGAAAAATTAGAAAGTTTCTTTGTAAACATGCCAAGGCTAATACACAACATGCAAAGCATTTGCGAAAATTGTGGTAAGGAAAATGATATAGTTTTGGAGGGTCTACAAAATTTTTTCGTCTAACTCTTTCTCATGAAACCCTTGTAAATTTTTACAAGTTGAATTTTTCTCTAATGCATCATCATAAGTATTCGTTGACGGAATTAGAAAATATGATACCATGGGAAAGAGACATATACGTTGGCCTTATTATTAATCATGTGAAAACGGAAAATGAAAAGATTAAGTTAAAACAAATGGCTAAACAGTAATGGAAGATAAAAACAAAAATGTTAGATTGCCTGCTCTATTAAGAAATAGAGAAGCTAGTAATGAGACAAAGGAGTCAATTGCTCCTACGTCTTTGGTAAATATACTATCTAAAACCAATACTAACATACAAATTCAAAGTAAAATTTTACAAGAAATTACTTTGGTTCGTAAACTTACTGAAAGTAATCTTGCCTTCAATAGAAAAATAAGTGATCAAAATTTAGTCATAGTTAATAGAGTAAGACCTTACTCTGAAAAAGTAAATAGAACAGAAGAAAAAATACCAACAAAAATTAAAGAAGAAAATCAAAGATCATTGTTTGGTGATGTGAAAGATTTTGCCAAGGGTATGTTACTACCTTTTGCCGACATAGGCAAATACATGCTTGGTATGCAAAATAAAAAAGAATTATCTGTAGCGGGTGGTATTGAGCCTGGTTCTGAATCAGAGAAACAAAGAGATAGAGAAGCGTTGGCAGATGCTATAGCAAATAAGCTTGCTAAGTTACTTGGAGGCGGAGCGTTGGGTCTGGGTGGAATGGGAGGAGGAGCAGGCGGTATACTAGGTGGATTGCCGATACCTGATCTACCAGGAAGAACTCCAGCAGGAACTACGCCAGGCAAAACCCCACCGAAGAAACCATCCGGTAAATTTCCTTATAGGTGGAATCCAAAATTAAAAGGTGGAGGTGGCTGGATAGACGAAAAAGGCAGACGTGTTTCAAAAGCTGTAGTAGAAGAAGCTATGAAAAATACGGCTAAAATGTCTGGAGCGAGAATATTGGGTGGTATACTTGGTATCGGAGGTATTATTGGCGTGGGTATGACGTCAGAAGATGTTGGTATGAGCCGAGAAGAGGAAGAAGAACAAGTAACCGCATATGATACTGGTAAACAAGAGCAGCTACAAAAAGATATAGAAAAATTAGGTCTACCAGAAGATTCGTCTCAGACTGAAGTGACTAATCTAAAGCAAAAAATTAAAACAGAAGCTCTTTTTGACAAATTACCAGATAATATAAAAGCTAATTTAAAGACAGAAAAAGTAAGAAAAGTTTCTTCTGGTCGAGGTACCTTTAAAGAAGTTAAAACTGGAGAAAAACTTACAGCTGAAGAAATATACCAACAAAAGAAAAAAATTGTGGATGCTTACTTTAAGCCTGGTATGTTTGGTGGTAATCCAATGACTCCAGAAAAAGCAGCTTTAATTAAAGGATATGATGAAGAATTTGAAATGAAAAGATATAAGCAGGGACTTACTGCTGGTGCTGGTAGAGGAAGCTATGGAATGCCTTTGGCAGTAGCAGAGGAAGGAGTAGATGTAGTTGATAAAGTACAAGCGGCTGAAGTATCAGCGGAAAAAACTCAAGATGGTTTGATTTTAAATCAATTGGAAAGTATGTTAAAAGATTTAACTGATGGTCTTGGAGAAAATTTCTCAATGGAGAAACTTAATCAAATGATGGGTGGTAGTATTATTTCTAATAATGTAGTAACTCAAAATTCACAAAGTTTTGTTCCTATTTCACCTTCTGTTGATAATACGGCAGATTCATTTCAACGTTTTTTACAAAACTCTATAAATCCATATTAAAAGGGGCCGAAGCCCCTTTCTTTACTTCTTAGCAGCAGGTTCTGCAGGCTTTTTAGCATCGTCTACAGGTTTACCATCTTTGCCAACGGGTTTAACCTTTGGTTTATCTGCTTTAGGCTCATCCTTCTTAACTTCAGGTTTTGCCTCTGCTTTAGGAACATCTTTCTTTGGCTCTTCTTTTTTAGCTTCTGCTGCTACGGCACCATGTGCCATTGCTAAAGATGCTAGTGCTGCGATTAAATATTTCATGTTTATTCCTCGTTAGCTAGTTTAGAAAAATACGATAACGATTCTTCATCGTCATCAAAATCTACTTCTTTACTTGGTACTGGCTTCGTAGATGCAGGTTTAGAAACAACTGTAGCTTTAGGAGCTAAAGGCTCGTCGTCTAATTCTGTTTCCTCTGCTCGTTTTGTGGGAGCTGCGCCTGTCAAAACCATTTGAAGTTTTTTCTTCAGTTCATCATATGACTTGAAGTGTTTGTGGTCTAAAAATTGTGTCAAAGAATGTTGAGAATTCCAAATCTTTTCTAATTTGTTCTCATCTTCGGTGACAGGGGAAGGAGTTTCAAATTCTGACTTATCATAGTTTCGATACCCTTCAACATTTCTAATTTTTAGTTTAAAATTAGCACCGGCATCAAAATCGAAAGGATTGATAGGTTTTTCATCTTCGAATTGAGGCTCAGTTAGATCTTTAATCTTGTCAAAGATTTTTTTACCATATCGAAAGAGAAATACTTTACCTTCGTTCTCTGGATGTGCTGAATCTTTAACAATAAGAATATTAGAAATATAGGTCAATTTACGTTTCTGTTTTCTTGCAACTTCTTTATTTGCCTCAGAACCAGAATTCCACAACTCAGTATTTAATTCTGATACAGGATCAGATTTACCAATAGTTGTTAGAGAATTTTCGATGTACCATTTGCCTGATGGACCTTGAAACCCATGATTCCAAATACGAACGAATGGAAGTTCTTCATTTGGTGGGGCTGGAAGAAATCTAATTACAGCATAACCATTTCCTGCTTTGTCCACCTCTGGTTGCCAGAAGCGTTCATCTGCTGCTTTAGATTCTGATTGAGGATTGGCGATTTTTTCAACCTCTTTCATTAGAGATTCAAAACCACCGCGGGATTTGCGAAGTTCAGATAGGGAAGTAAAAGCCATTTGTATTCTCCGTATAAGCGTTGTATTTAAAAGTATTAACGTCGTTTGATTTTATTTGTATATGCATAATCTAAAATATCATCAAACGCATCATCCTCGGTTGTTTTAGATGATGCATAATTATATATTATCTTGCGATGCTTGTCTAGTTTATTTTTGCTCTTTTCGATACGATGTATTCTTTTTTCTTTATCATATCCTTCATAAGTCTTAGTCTTGCTCATTTTATTAAAACGATTCTCCCTCTTCATTTTTATGATCTTGCACAATAATATATGGCCACGTAGAAACTCTTTTAGCTAGAGTTTTTTGATTATGCGCCATCATTATTAGATGCCTATGAGTATCTCTCAAGGATTCTGATAGATTTTCAACACTGTCTAGTAAAATTGCCACTTGTTTTTCAAGATCAACTATTCTAGTTTTCAATGCGATATCTGATTCAAACACCAAATCTTTTTCTATAGATTCCATTAAACTTTTCCAAATCAACTTTTAAGAATGGATCATATTTCTTCACCAGCCTCGATATATCTGGATATAAAATATCATCATTGACTTCGTTATCAAATTTATCAAACACCTTAAATAATTTATCTATAATCACTAGTGTTTCTATAGTGATAACTTTTCTCAAGTATGCTTTTATTATATATGGATGAGTATTTTTTGAGGATTCTAGAATTTTACTTTCATCAAGATTATTAAGTTCTAAATCTGCTTGAATATTGTTTAAATCCTTTTCAAAATTATATGTCAATCCCTCAATACGTTTTTTCCATTCCAAATATCTATCTTTAGCTTCAGAATCAAATAATCCACCCCATCTATCCCCGGATACAAAATTTGCTATCAGAAAATTTGCCACTTCCTCATCTGAAAACTTCTTAGCTATTTTATTGATTGAAAATAAGTCTGATCTTTTCGCGAATGCCTGCCTGCTAGCCCTAACTTTACCTTTTTGTTTAATTACATCATATTTGTCTGTAGTGAAATGCAACTTCAATGCCAAGTAATATTTGTAAACTTGAAATGCGTCCATTATGATCATAAAGGTAGTTTGCCCCGTTTCTTTAAATAATTCTGTTCTTCTGCTTCAATTTGAATCTTTTCTTTCAATGTTTGATTAATTAGTTTTGCTATAGATTCTACCTCAATATCAATTTCATTGCAGTATTGAATAACTGCATCCATATAACCTATCTTTTCGGATTGTACTTTTTCCTCTATGTATAGAGAAAATTCATTCGGAGATCTAAATCTTTTAGTAATGATAATGGAATCTGTTAGTTCTTTTTTTAGTTCATCCATTTCGGTTGTTTCTTTCTGGAAATAAAACACTGTCCATGTATCCTTGAAATAAGTTTTTATTCACTCCCAAACTATGCATCATATGCGGTGTTCTAGGATTCTGTTTTTGATAATAACAATACCTGTCGTGACTATCAGAATAATCTTTATTTTTATCTCTGATGAGACCGACGTTGGCTAAATAATATCTAAATGTATTATAATATACTTCGGATGCTAAATCAAATTCATTTTTATCCAAATTACCAGCTGCAATCATATTTTCTGAAAATATCTTAGTAGCCCATTCAGGCAATTCTCTTTTCTTATTCGGATAATAAGTGCTAGATATTTCTTTGAATCTATTCAACATAAAATGATTGCTATCAGCTGCTATGGAGTAGTCGTGAAACATACCAGTGATCTTATCTTTACCACATACTATATCAAAACCAAATATAGGTGATGTATCATCATAGTGAGGAAAGATACAGAAATGCATAATCCATATCTTTTTTGTTTGTCTTGCATCTACCACTTCAACATGGGCTCTGCGGAATTTTTCACTTTTGAAAATATAGTTTTCCCATTTAAAATCATATTGAGTATGATCAAAATTATATGGCACAAAACTAGATGTTCGAAGCAAAGACCCTAAAGTATAAGAGGCTAACTCTTCAGCTTTATCCCAAATATCAGCCATATGCTTTTAAAATTTCTATGTTAAAGTCAAATGCAATATTAGCTTCTACTGCCATGGACACATCTATACGTTTTCTCATCTCAGTAATTAGTGAAATGAGATTATCAAACTTATACATGTTCCCATTGCCGGGAACTAGTTTGGCCAGCTGTTGCCCTCCAAATAAATCTCCCATGTGTCTAACATAGATATGTGCCATAAGTCTTTGGCGTCTATTTTTTATATCATCATAGAAGATATTATCTAGATAAGTTAAATAATTATTAGTTGCAGGTAAAGCAGAATGATTATAATTTTTTGATGCTAAATCTACAAAGTCGGCTCTTACTCTAGGCGCTCTTTTTAAATCCTCGATACCCTCAAATAAACCGACTTCGGAACCATGACTTTCTAAAATATAGTAAATAAAATGAAGCTGATACAAGTAATCTGTATACTTGTACTTATCTACCTCGCCCTTAAAAATAGATTGTATAAAAGGTAGAGACTCAGCTATCTTATGTTTTTCGGCAGTTGCTTCTTTAAGTGTAATCATTTGAATAATATTAGTGCAAGAATAGTTGCGTGAATAACAAAACCAAAACCAATAGTGACGATATTTAACATATCCTTAAGAATTGTAGCTCGAACAAACAATAAAGATAGGCCTGCCCAAATAAACAATACCAAATCTATTGGCGGCATCTTTTCAGTTAGTCCGGACATCACAGCTAATAATGTTGGTATAGTTGCTGCATGAATAACTATAACAGCTATCCATGCGATAGTTTCAGCTGTAGCAGCAGTTAATTTATTTCTACAAAAATCACTAATTTTTTCAATATCTATGGTAGGCATTTTTATTTTAGGTATTTTCATTATGTATCTCACTTATAAAAAATGTGATTGCCAATTTTAGCTATCTTTTCTTTTCCCCATCCAGGAGAAACATAGGTAGCATGATAATACATGGCTTCAGTTAATCCTTCAAGTCTAAATCCCTCAAGTAATACTTTCTTGGCAACTGCCATACATTCATTATATGCTGCTGTATGCATGGGTCTCATTTTAGTAGATGTCTCACAGTACCAACTAAACTGACAAACTACCTTTTCCATAAAAATGTTTTTCTGATAAATTACTTTACAAATATCTGAAGGAAATTTACCAGACTCTGCTCTGTTTATAGTTACTTGGGCAACAGCAACCTTGCCCTCGAAGGGTTCTTTAGCTGCTTCAAAATAGATATTGCGAGCAAGACATTCTAGTTGTTGCTCTCTTTTCTCAAGAGTCAATGTGCTAAATACTGATGGTTTAACTGACTCTTGTTTTAAATAATTAAACTTGTGATCAATGACTTTCAACAAAAGATTGCCGACAATTACAGCGGCAAGGCATACTAAGAAATACTTCACAAGCTTTTCCATTTTGTTCTCCTATAAGAGGACATAGGTCCTCACTAAGATTACTTCTTAGAAGATTTCTCTGAAGTTTGTGGGAGTTGAGATACAAAGCCATTAAGTGTCTGTGCTTTGGCAATTATATCTATTTCTGTTGGATATGAAGGAAATCCAGGATGATCTGGAGGATGTTGACCGGCATGTCTTGCATTTTCTACTTTAACTTGCCAATCATTACTAATAGATTCACGTTTACCAAAATAATCTTGTTCAAGCATTGTTTGGGCCATCTTTAGTAACTCCAAACGAATCTCGAAAGGTGTCATATTACTCATATACTACTCCTTGTGTTTGTGTGTAAATGGGCGGATTATAGGTTCCGCCGAACCTTGATTTTTAGTAGGAAACTCTAAGTCCTACACCTACTGCTTTCTCTTGAATATCTTGAAGAGAACGGCTCATACTTGCACTAACACTAACAGCTTTTGTTAATGGCATACTGGCTCCGAGCCAAGTAACTGTTTGCTTTAGATTATCATTATCCCAGTTGACACGAGTTTTTACGCCGGTAAAAGCATAAAGTGAACCAATGGGAACACCTGCTCGTAATCCAACTAGTCCATAAGTAAAATCACCATTTACTTTGCCGTTGAATCCATTATCATAACCTACACCACCGAAAGCATTTACCCCAGCAATATTCTTGCCTGCAGTTACTTCTACACTATTAAGCATTCCGCCTTTATCGAAAACTGCAGTACGAACTTGTAGATCCAAATTCAATCCGGCCATATCTTTACCAGCACGGAAATACTGTGCAGTACTTTCAGCTTTATTACGAGTATCTTTTACTTGATCTACGTCAAAACTAACATAGTTGGCTGCATGTGTTGCTGTAGTAGCAACTGTTAATGCTAATGCTAAAATGGTCTTTTTCATAAAGTCTCCTTTGTGTGTGAATCGATTTTATAGATCGAGAACTAGATTTATTTATATTTTACAGTAAATGCTCAATTTTGTCAATAATCATTTTAGGTGTTATACTTTTAGTGCATTCAAATTCTCTAGTAGATCCTTTATGATCAGGGCACCAATACCAATCTCCTCTATTGAGAGTTTTTCTATTAAAGCAACCCGAACATCTATCTTCTGGTGGTATTACTCTATAACATGATTGCATTTCGGTATAAGAATACGAAAATCCACTAATTAAAACTGTTGGTATTCCTAATGTCCATGATAACCAAGATAATCCGCTACCTAAACCAATAAACAATTTAGCTTTTACCAAATAATCAACAGCTTCTTCTATTGTTACTGTTTGAATATGTTCTATATTACTAGGCAAAAAATTTCTAAAATACCCATTCGCATTATCACTAATAGAAATAACTTTATAATTCTTTTCTAAAAAATAATCTGCTAAATCTTTCCATCCAGTTTCATAGTTCCAAAATTTACACTGTTTGGTAGCATGTGGCCCAAATACAATAAGATCACTGTTTTTATTGTTAACACTAAAAGACAAGTTTGCTTTCTCTTCTACATAATCTAACCCAAGAATGTCTGCAGCTATTTTTTGTAAAGGAATAGTTTTAGGATCTACGGGGTGCCGAAAGAGATCTATTTCACTATTCTTTAAAAAATAACCAACATCATACTTGGCATAAAGATTAACTATATTAGCATGAAATGGCACAAAAGAAATATTTTCATAACTTTTTTCAAATAGATTATTATGAAAGGTAGAAACAAACAAGTTACAATTATGCAGCTTTCGAAATTTTTCTATGTATGGAAACCAAGCTAAAGTATCTCCAAGCGCAGAAGAATCTAATCTAATGTGTACATTTTTACTCTCTAAATTAAATTCTTTAGATGCCCATAATTTTTCATCTTTAAGTATTATTATTTCCCAATCAGCAAAGAAGGTAATGGTACATTTACACCATTCATTATTCTTAATTCTTGATTTAGAAAAAAGTTGTTTAGTTTTACGATCATAAAAATATACGTCGTAATAACTAAATTCATCTCCGACGATGCGAACTCTTGCACCATCTACGAAATCGTATTCAACTTTATTAATTGAATTGTCTTTGATATAAGCGTATGTAATCATAGTAATATTGGTAGTTCTTTGGGTAAAAAGGAAGAACTACCAAAACCCCTTCAGGTTTAAGCAGCTAGCTTAAGATCCTGATAGAAATAGTCGTCGTTTGCGTCTATTTAGTTTGCTTCTTCGGCCAGGTAGTCCTAACCCTACGACTTTAGCATTGCCGAGTTGTCCACTTACTTACTATTTGCCCCGTCGAAACCATGTCTGGCCCATCAGAAGTATACTGCACTAGCCAGTTGAATACAGCCGACCAGTCTTCCTTATCAGTGAAGTGCAATATACTTCTGGTGGACCAGGCGGGAGTCGAACCCGCGTCCGCAGCACGTTTCTGCTTGCTTCATACAACTATACAAATATTTATTAGCTATTTAAGACTCTAGATACTGCAGTAATTACTGCAGCAATACGTCCAATGTCTCGCAACTGCTCAGTGGTGTAGCCTTCTTTTTTCAAAGTCTCATAGTGAGCCTTGACACAGAAATGACATTTACCAACAATACTAGCTGCCAAGCTATATGCTTCAAAGCGAGCTTTGGTGGTACCTCCATGACTAGCAATAGCATTCATTCTTAACTGTGCTGGTAACCCTTTAAGGTTTTCATCATCAACCATTTCTACATACGGGTACCAGACATTATTCATAGCCATTAGACTAGCCGCAGTAAGAGCAGCATCTGCTTCTTTACGATCTTGAATTTGACTATGTACCCAAGTCCAAAACTTACTATTACCAGTAGCAAAAGCTGCTGCTAATGCTACGGCTTCTGCCTCTTCTGCAGGAAGACTGCTACGCTTAATTACTGTATCAAAATTAAGTCGAGTATCTTTAGCATAGTCTGGTATAGTATCCTTTAATTGGTCGACCCAACTCATGTATTCTCCTTTTGTTTACATCTATCAAAATGTTTTCTAACTATATTATGGATAACGCCAGTAGACCCACAGTGGGGGCAAGAAACAATTTGCAATATTCTACCATTGACCCATCCTAACTTTAAATAATCGTCTAGATATTCGATATTAATTTTCTTTTGTTCTTTTCCATTATTAATCCATCTAGTTTGACTAACTATTGAAGATAATTTAGATTTTGTTTTATCACTATGTGATCTACCTATCGCCTTTTTTCTAATTTTATTTCGCCTTACTTCTTCAACTTCTCTTGGTCTATTAAGTTGAGATGTTGACATACGGTTTCTTGTTTCTTTTGATAAAATTCTACCTTTTAATGATGCTGATCTTTTAGCATTTCCTTCAGGTGTTTGTTTTTTCTTTCGTTGAGATTCAAGTGCTTTGCTGCTGGCAGGCCCCACATTTTTAAATTTTTCTCCTCCCATATTTTCATTCAACCAGTCATTTTTATTAAGAGCATTAACTTTTTTAAGGAATCTGTATTCGTAGGTTAATGCTTCTTCGGGGGTGCCAAAAATTTTTCTTACTTCTGCTCTAAATGAGTCCGTTCCATATTCTTTTAGTAAACATTTTACCTTCGCAGAGGAAGTAAAATATCCATTGGTTTTCCAAAATGTGTTAGGATCTGCTCCCTTTCCATACTTTGATCCATAGTATTTTTTACCAGTAGGAATGTGAAAAACAAAATATGTGTATGGTATTCGGTCAGACATGATTGATCCTTTTTGTATATTTATGTCTGACCGACGGATTTACAAAGTTTCGCCGCCTATTACCCTTGAACAAGCGCATAATTCACCTGTTTGTAAACTATCTAAAATTCTTAAGGTTTCTTCAGGTGATCGCCCAACATTTAAATTATTCACGCTAACGTGTTGAATAACATTCCCCGGGTCAACAATAAATGTTGCTCTTAACGGAGCACCAGCTGGAGCATAAAACACGCCTAAATGATCAACTAAACTTAATACGCCTCGTTTAGTGTCCGAAAATTGAATATGTTTTATATTTTTAAGATCATCGTGATTCTTCTGCCATGCTAAGACACAAAACTCATTATCTGTTGTTCCTGTTAAAAGTACAGTATCACGATCTTCGAAATCTTGAAATAATTTGTCATATCCAACTATTTCTGTGGGGCAAACGAAAGTAAATGATTTAGGATAGTATACTATCACTTTCCACTTACCAGGGAAAGATTTTTCCGTCAGGTCCTCAAAGGCACCTTCGGGTGTAAGAGCACCGGGCTTTACACCAACGATTTGAAACGGTTCAAGTTTATCACCAACAGTTAACATATGTAATTTCCTTTTAAGTTTATACGTTTTTAGGGGAGGGTATCTTCGCACAATCATATTATATTAGATTAAGACTTTAATGTCTAGTCTTTAGTTGACCGTTCGTATTCATCTCTCATCTTTAACAATTTGGGAGCGAATTCGTCTCTTTTCTTTTGGAATATCTGCGGATAATCATTTTCAACAGCAATTAATATGGTAATTCTTGGAACCGGTATTTTATATCGTTCCTCGAACATTATTGCATATGCAGATGCTTGGACAAAATAACCTTCAATCCATTCTTCTCTTTTAGGTTTTGAAGATGTTTTGAAATCAATCACATTTAGTTTACCATTATATTCGGCTATACAATCAACAGTTCCTGCTAATCTTAAATGATTAGAATAAAGATATTTTTCTTGAAGATAGATATTATCTATGTTATTCAAATAAGGAAGTATTGATTTGAATAGTTCAAGTTGCATAGGATTATCAATTTCCATATCTTCATTTCTAATATATTTCTCAACAATGGTATGGAGTTTTGTGCCTCTAGATGATGCTTGTCTAGATATCTTATTGGCTTCTTCGTGTCCAACTTTTTTACGCCATTCCATAATAGCATCTTTACTAAAATAGCTTAGCATAGTTGTAATGGAGGGATACTTCTTTCCCTCCGGTGTTACATAATATCTTTTGCCATCATCTAATGTAACTTTTTCAAGTTTTATTTCTGGCACTTGTACATGATTAAATAGCATATTAACTTTGTAGTACTTCTATTGCGTGATTATAATGTTTTATTCTATCCTCGATACCAATAAAACCACCATTGATTCTTTTGGTCATCATCTTGATATCTTGAAGATCAGCTAATTCGTTTAATTTATTTGCTGTCCAAAACCAACAGGCAGAATGTACAGCATAATATGGTTGAAGTAATACGTCTGGATTTTGTAGCAACGTATCATCCTCGAACAATGCCATAGAACAACGAGTGTAGTTTGATTTGCCGGTCAATTGAATCAATCCTCTGCCTCGGTATCTCCAACCTTCGCCACTCTGTTCATTGCCATTACCCATTCTGCTAGCATACACTCTGTTGGCAATTTTTTCTGGTTGCCTATGATATTGCTGTGCCATTTCCGCGGTTGGGAAATATTTTGGAAATATTTTTCTCAATCCATCTGCAGAATAGTTTAAATTTTCTTGTAGTGTTGTAAATCCACCAGATTCGTGAGCACACTGAGCAATAAATGCAGCAACACGGGCTACATCATATATATCATACTGAGGAAGAATCTCATTAAGAGATTCATACCATTCATTAAGATTTTTAACTCTTGGTATAAGATGATGTAATTGTTCTTCTGTAAAATAAAAATCGAAAGTATCAGCCATTATTTTTCCTTTAACTATCTACTACTAAAGATCCTGAACTTGTAAAGGTGTGACAGGTATAACCACCTAAACAACAAATTGTTCCGCCTGTTGCTCTTTGGGGACCTAAATATTTAATAATAACTATTCCTGATCCACCACAACCGGCACAAGTATAACAATCAGCATAAAGACTACAACTATGCCCAGAGGAACCACCGCCACCACCCCCAGTGTTAATGGTTCCTGGGTCAGCTAATTTAAAACAATATCTAAAACAAATTCCTCCTGCAGACGTTGGAATTGTACAAATTTGCCCCCCGGCACCACCCCCACCGATACCCCCTCTTCCATAATTAAAGTAAATTGCTGTACCGCTTCCTCCTCCACCGCCACCTGCATAGTATTGTCCGGTGCCTTGCCAACATTTACCTGCACCCCCAGGCCCGGCATAATTGCCGCAGAGTAATCCACTAGGTGGTTGATCCGATGGAGGACAAATACCACAACTATATCCGGCTTCTCCTGCGCCTCCTCCTCCTGCGCCATGAGCGGTGGGCGGGCCCCCTCCTCCAGGATATCCTTGCCCGGAACAAGCAGACCCTCCTCTTGGAGCTAATGAAGTAGGGGATTGTGTAGGATCATATCCTCCAGCACCTCCGCCGCCCGACCCTCCTGGGTCCCCGGGTCCACAAGTTTTACATCCTGTAGTGCCGCCTCCACATCTACTACCTCCACCTCCACCCCCATAAGCTATAACATCACCACCCCCGGATCCTATACCAGTTATACAAGATGCACTACCAGGAGTAGAATAAGTTGTAGTGGTTGCACATCTACCACAATAAATTGCGCCAAGGCCACCTGCTCCTATAGTAACCACATAGGTGGCTCCTGGTGTTAAAGGAGAATTGTCGCAAGAATATCCACACACAAATCCTCCAGCACCTCCGCCACCGCCGCATCCTGAGAAGGTACATGTTGTGGTGTAAGCAAATGAGCCGCCACCTCCACCGCCTGCTACGGCTAGATATTCAACAACTGGAGGATCGGCTGTACTTGTATCGTAAACTAAAACTACTGTATTGGCAACTATATTACCAGATGTAGATACTGTTCTAACTTGAAACAGAATATTTTCTGTACCTTCAGTGGTTAAATCTTCTCTCAAGGTAATACTTACATTACCGGTATTACCTCTTATAGTAAAGGAACCACTATTGGATAAACTAACGAAGTCTGTAGCATTAGTATTACCACCGTTTGTCCAATATAACGTAGTACCATCTGCTACGTTGGCAGTATTGATAGTGAAAAATACTTCTTGTCCTTCATTCAATGCTACTGTATTAGCCGATAAAGAATATGATGGTTGACTTAAACTTGTATCAATTATAGTAACAGTACTTGACGTAGCAACTATTGGACCAGATGTAGAATTGTTTCTAATCTGCAATATAATAGTCTCATCCCCTTCAGTAATTAAATCATTTCTCAAAGTAAGAGTAACTGACCCAGTATTACTACTAATAGAGAAAGAACCGCTATTCACGCCTTCTATAAAATCACCAATACCAGTATTGCCAGCATTTGTCCAATAAACTACGTTACCATTTGGGACATTTGCAGTATTGACAGTGAATCTAACACTTTGTCCTTCATTTAATGTGGCTACGTTTGGTGAAACTTCGTATATAGGAATTAGTGTAATACTTGTATCATTAACTGTAACTGTATCTGCAGTTGCTACTATACTACCCGAAGTGGATCCGGTTCTTACTCTAAAGATAATAGTTTCTGATCCTTCAGTTGTTTCATCCGCTACTAACGATAACGTTACGTTACCAGTATTACCTCTGATAGTAAATGAACCGGAATTATTACCTCCACTGAAATCTGGACCTGTAGTGGTGCCAGAATTTGTCCAGTATAAAGTTGTATTATTAAATACGTTTGATGTATTAACGTTGAAAGTAACGTTACTGCCTTCATTAACGGATGTAGTAGTGGGTATTACCTCATAAGTTGGTATTAATGTGATACTAGTATCTGAAACAGTGACTGTACTAGCTGTTGCTACTATAGTACCAGATATTGAATTTGTTCTCAAGTTAAAGATTATATCTTCGGATCCTTCTGTGGTATAATCCTCTACTAATGTAAATGTTACTGATCCCGACCCGGATATAATTTGAACCGACCCATTATTTACACCTTCGGTAAAATCACTAGAATTAGTTGAACCGTTATTAGTCCAATAAAGTGTCGTACCCGATGCTACATTGGATGTAGTAATATTGAAGGTTACTGCCTGCCCCTCTGATATTAGCGTTGAGGTTGGCACTATAGCATAGGTTGGTATTTGAGTTAAACTTGTATCATTTATAGTAACTGTATTTGCGGTTGCTACTACGTTACCAGAAATGGATCCAGTTCTTAAATTAATGATTATTGTTTCTGAACCTTCTGTTGTATAATCCTCTAAAGTCGTAACAGAGAAGGAGCCGGTATTTGCATTGATTGTAAAATTACCACTATTTGTTCCACCGGAGAAATCTGAGGTTGTACTTGTTCCGCTATTGATCCAATATAAAACAGTTCCATTATCTACGTTAGAGGTATAAACATTATAAGTAACACTTTGACCTTCATTAACACTTGATGCTGATTCAATAATAGAATATGTGGGTATAGGTGTTAGACTAGTATCAGAAACATAAACTATATTAGATGTTGCGATAATGTTTCCGCTAGGCGAACCAATTCTTATCTGAGGAATTATAGTTTCCACACCCTCAGTAGTTCTATCTGCTACTAGATTTAAAGAAAAGGAACCGGCATTTGAATTGATAGTAAACGATCCGCTATTAACTCCTTCAACGAAATCACTTGATGTGGTGTTGCCAGCATTAGTCCAATAGATTACTGTTCCGTCAAAAATGTTACCAGTAGTGACATTAAATGTAACTGCCTGCCCTTCTGAAACTAATGTTGTACTTGGGGTCACCGAACCATTTACCACAAGTGTTATACTTGTATCAACTACGTTAACTGTATTTGCTGTAGCTAGAATAGGACCACTAACATTACCTTGTCTAACATTAAAGATAATGGTTTCGAAGCCTTCAGTAGTAATATCATTAACTAAAGTTAAAGTGACATTGGCTTGATTATTAGATACAGTGAACTGCCCAGAATTATTTCCTCCGACGAAATCAAATCCATTAGTGGTTCCGACGTTATCCCAGTATAAAGTTTCATTCTCATATACATTTCTAGTTGTAACTGAGAAAGTAATCGATTGTCCCTCATTTACGATATTACTTGAAGGAACAACTGACGCAAAATATCTCGGACTAAATGGTAATCCGATATTAACCTTAGTTAAAATTGAATTTTGAAAAACCGCCATATCAGTTTGTTATCCATGTACTAGAAAAACATAAATTACCCGATCCGGTAAAGGTATGAATCGTATTACCTGCAGCACAGGTTACAGTGCCACCGGTTGCTCTTTGTTGACCATAATATGATACTATGACTACACCAGAACCTCCTGTACCACCTGCTAATGCAGGAGTTCCGGTAATACCACCTCCTCCGCCGCCCCCCGTATTAGTTAAACCGTTAGTACCAGCTGAAGGTGTTCCCGGTGATCCAGCGGAGGATCCGGGTCCTCCTCCCCCTAGGCCACCTGTTCCTCCAGGATTTCCTGCACCTCCGCCACCACCTGAATAATAACTTGGGACGCCATTGATTCCTATTAGACAACCATTACCACCAAATCCTGCAGCTTGCCCACCACCATTGAACCCTGTTTGAGAAGCGCCTCCACCTCCACCTCCACCATTAGCTGCAGATCCTCCAGTACCACCATTATTACCCTGAGATGGTGTTGTTAAAGGTATGTTTCCTAATCCTCCAGTACATCCCGCGCCGGAAGCACCAGAGCCACCCCCGCCTCCTGAACCACCACTTAATCCTGAAGCTCCGGTCGGAAGACCTGCGCTACCTGCACCTCCACCTCCTGTAGAAATTATTGATAATACACCCCCTATTATAGAAGAATTCGTGCCATTAGATCCTTGATTGGTACTCCCAAATGTCGAGGTGCCAGCCCCTCCGCTCCCAACTGTAATAGTATAGTTACCTTCGGCTATACTTACGCCATTACATGTTCGAAGGCCTCCAGCACCCCCTCCACCTCCTCCAGCAGAATTTGGGACATTACCAACACCTCCTCCACCGCCACCGGCAACTACCAAGTAATTAACCGGGAATGGATATCTTGGATTCTTAATAAATGTACTACAAAATGTAAGATTGGCTGAAGATGTGAAGGAATGTATAGTATTACCACCAATAAAAGATACGTTGCCACCTAGTGCTCTTTGAGGTCCAGGATAACGAATGATAACTATACCAGAACCGCCTTGACCGCCGACCGCTGCTGCGTAAGCTGGAGAACCTCTGCCTCCACCACCACCGCCACCACCTGTATTGACGGTTCCCGCTGTCCCTGCACCAGTCCCAGTATCAGAACCGTTTCCATCTCCTCCGCCGCCTTTTTGAGAAGTTGTGGCAGTACCACCACCAAGACCTGCCGGTGTGTTTCCATAAGCTCCTCCACCGCCACCACCAGCATAGTAGACAGAAGAACCAGTAATAGACGATGAGCTAGCTAAACCACCATTTCCTCCGGCAGAAGGGTTTTGCCCAGGCTGACCTGCTCCACCAGCTCCTCCACCGCCACCACCAGCACCGCTAGTTCCATTTCCGCTTCCGCCAGCACTGCCTTGACCTAACGGAGAAGCTGCACCACCAGGGCCACCTAAAATGCCCCCGCCTCCAGAACCCCCAGGTCTGCCACTGCCATTAGTAGGCAGGTATCCAGGTGCGCCACCACCACCAGTTGATGTAATTGAAGCTGGCGATCCTATAGAAGATAAGCTACCATCACCACCTGTGTTAGTTGTATTGGATGGTGAACCGCTTGCACCACCTGCTCCTACGGTTATGGTGTAATCAGTCCCCGCAGTTACACTAAGCCCAGCACCAGCCCTAAACCCACCGGCCCCGCCACCTCCACCATAACTACCACCACCGCCTCCTCCACCAGCCACAACCAAATACTCAACCGAAAAGGGGTAGGTAGGTAATTGATCTATACACATACCTCTAATTTTATAGTTACATATTCTTAAACCCATTTTGCCCTCTTAGTTAAGGTAAAAGCTACTGAAGCACAAATTGCCCGATCCGGTAAAGGTATGAA